ACAGGTATTCCTGTCAAAAAACTAGTAATTATTATGTCCTGTGAAAATGGAGAATGCATCGTCTATGAAGAATACAACAAAGCAAAGTACATCAAACTCCTCGGAGAATACATTAACAAATTTATTCAAGATAAACTGGAACTCTATGGAACCGAATAAAGAACTAGAACAGGCAATCGAGAATAAATTCTTGACACCTTCAAAATTTGCAATCGAGATCGAAAAGATTGTTGCTGAAGAAGAAGACTTCAATTATATTGATGCAATCTGTTACTATTGCGAAACTAACAATATTGAGGTAGAATCAGTATCGAAGTTAATATCCAAACCTTTAAAAGAAAGATTAAAATGGGATGCAACCCGTCTTAACTTTATGAAACCTACATCAAGAGCAAAACTGCCTTTATAATGAAAAAATCAGAATTAATTCATTGGAGATTGCAAGCGATGCTTCGTGAGCATTCTTTCCGTGACTTACAGTACTTAGGTGTCAGACCTGATAGTATTGGTATGGATCAACATTGGTATCGTATCGGAGAAGCAGAAGTTCCCGTTGATGCAATTACAGAATTAGATAGTGAAGAGGAAGATGATGAAAGTGACTCCATTTGAAACCTACCAGTCATACCTATCAATGAAAAGTCATTTTACAAACCGTAAGTATGACTTTTTTAGATATGGTGGTAAATCTCGTGCAACTATGGCATCTTTCAATAAAAGGAAAGATAAGTATTGGTTCGAGAAAACATCGAGAAAATACTCTGATGAACAGATAGTTGACTTTTTACTCGCTAACTTTGTGACTACAGATAATCCAAAAAACCTTTGGATAGGTGAGATTATCAACTCTGGCGAAAGAACATATGCAGATTGGATGAGAAGACAACAGAGTATTTCGTATCTTTTTAGAGAAGAATCTAGTAAATTACTTGAAGAAAATGAACTTGATAATTTGTTTGAATGTAAGAGTGGACACCCTATTATATTGAAAAGATTTCTAGGTGGGGATATCTCACTTGAAACTTTTGTCATCTATGATATAATATTTTCATTCTCAGAAAAGTTTGATGAGAAATTATTTGATCCCGTGTGGGAGACAGTAAGTATGAAAATAAGGAAGTATAAACCTTTCCTAAATATTAATGTATTCAACTTTAAAAAAATACTACGGGAAATCGTATGAGTAATTTTTTTGACTCCGACATAGTTCGTGAAGAACTACAAGAGATAAACGATTTGCAACTTTCTATTTACAAGAATGCAATGAAGTTTGGAACTTTTAGTCGTGAAGATAAAGTTGAACACATTGAAAAACTTACTGAATTGTTAGAAAAACAAAAACTGATGTATACTCGCATTAGTTTATCTGATGATCCAGAAGCAGTTGATTATTAATCTGTTATAATCCAATTATCTAAAATATCCAATTTATCCGAGGTATCCAAATGTCTTTTAAAGACCTAAAAAAACAGTCTAAACTTGGCTCACTTACTGCAAAGTTAGTAAAAGAAGTTGAGAAGATGAACAACACGGGCGGTAACACTGATGACCGTATCTGGAAGTTAGATGTAGACAAAAGCGGTAACGGTTATGCTGTTATCAGATTTCTACCTGCACCCGAAGGTGAAGATTTACCATTTGTAAAACTATATTCACACGCATTTCAAGGTCCTGGTGGATGGTTCATTGAGAACTCTCTTACCACACTTGGACAGAAAGACCCAGTTTCCGAGTATAACTCATTACTCTGGAATAATGGCACTGATGCAGGAAAAGAAACTGCAAGAAAGCAGAAGCGTAAGTTAACTTACATCTCTAACATCTATGTTGTGAAAGACCCTGCTAATCCTGAGAATGAAGGTAAAGTATTCCTATACAAGTATGGGAAGAAAATCTTTGACAAACTTACTGCAGCGATGCAACCTGAGTTTGAGGATGAAGAAGCAATCGACCCATTCGATTTCTGGCAAGGTGCTAACTTCAAGTTAAAGGCAAAGAACGTTGCAGGATACAGAAACTATGATAGTTCTGAATTTGCAGCACCAAGTCCTCTACTTAATGATGATGATGCAATGGAAGCACTCTGGAAAAAACAATTCTCTCTTTCTGAGATTGTTGCACCAGACCAGTTCAAAACTTACGATGAGTTAAAGACTCGTCTAGACTATGTTCTTGGAAATAAGAAGTCCGCTGCACCACAGTTTGAAGAGGAGGATGTTGATCGTGGAGAAGCAGAAGAATTAGTAACTGCTGCTGTTTCAAAACCTACTCCTGCAGTAGCAGAAGAGGAGGATGATGCACTATCATACTTCGCCAAACTTGCAGAGGAGTAATGAAATATAATCAACTCTGTCTTACTTTACTTGTAATCGCAGCTTGGATTAATTTAATTTTTAAATAGGGGTCATTTGACCCCCTTTTTTCTATGGATATAAAAATTATAGATGATTTTTTAGATAAGGAAGAATTCAATACAATAAAATATACATTATTACATAATAGTTTTCCGTGGTTTCTTCGTCAGGTATTAGATGATGAAATATCACAAACATACAAATATAATTTTCAATTTGTTCATATGTTTTTTGATGAAGGACCATCTGTCTTTTTTGACATTTTAAATCCAGTTTTAAATAAGTTGGAAATAGTAGATATTAATAAAATCAAATCAAATCTATTGACTAGAACTGATAAAATTGTCAAACATGGATTCCATGTAGATAATTTAGATGCTAAACCTAATCATAGAACTTCCATTCTTTACATTAATAATTGTGATGGATATACTGAATTTGAAGATGGTACTAAAGTATATTCAAAAGAAAATAGACTTGTTACTTTTCCTACAACTATGAGACATACGGGTACAACATGTACCAACAATCACTTAAGATTAGTAATAAACTTTAATTATACAGTTAAGGATTGACTACGTTTGTATTCTCTGTTGCAGCAAGAGTAGAATTTATATAACTAGAACTCTTAGAATATCTTACAACATCTCTTAAATCATTCACAAAAGTGCCAACGTAAGAAGGTTTTAAAACATCTATCTCTCTTTTCTTTTCATTTTCAGTAATTTCGTATTGAAAATTAGTAATTGGGAATGCAATATTGTCTGTTTTTACAGAAAATTCATCTTTGTCATCTAGTTGTGTATTCCCTGCGTCAGAGTTCAAAATATATCTTGTAGTGTTTGGGTATTTCGATGATGTACCATCAATTTTAAAATCTTTATCTACAATTAAATTTGATGGTAATATTAATCTCCCCTTTTCATCTTTTATTTCAAAAGTTTCGTAATGATGAATTTCGTTCATCTTTGCTTCTGAACCATATTTTTCAAGTGTATGTTCATATACTTGGTAATCTTGAAGTGGCCATTCATTATGAATATTAGTAATACCTGCAACTAATACAACAACATAATCTAAACCTGCATCATTATACAATGATTCAGCTACAGTATCAGGTCTATCTCCATCACCTATAACAAATTTGTTAAACAATAATACATTATCTTTTAAATAATCAAACAACTTTGATCTACGAAATATATTCTTGATGATAAGATAATCAGTCGAAGAATTTTTATGTAATAATGGTGATTGATACGCTATATCTGGTAATTCTCTGAAGTAACCCATTAGTAACCAACTCCTCCACCTGCATCGCCACCATCATAATCCTCTGAGTATATTGGATTTAATTCTTTGAATGACATATTTAATCTGATATTAACAGGTGTTCCATCTGAGTAACTTGCATATGTTCCTGCATTTGTATAGTTTACACTTAGACCTGTCAAAGCACATAATTTAAAACTGTTCAAGAATGGATGATCTTGACCATTATGTAAATATCGTAGTGAAAATACATCAGGTGATTTTAAAAATGTGCCTAATTGTCCACCTTCATTTCCAGTTTTAGGTGCCATAGTCTGTTTTAAGTACCTTATTATAAGTCTCACTCTTTCAGTTTCATCATAGTTTCTTGGAGAGAAAGTAACACTAAAAGGAAATGATCTTAAATTGACTCCTTGAAATAATAATTCTAAATTATTATTTAAAATTTGACCAGTTGATCTAGCAACAACACTGCCAGGACTAACATTACCACCAAGAGCATTTATTGCTTGACCACTAATACCTGCTAATACTGCATTTTTAGTATCTTCATCTAATTCTGGTAATGGGATTCCTTTTTGAAGAACATCTGCTACAGCTTGAAATGATCTGCCAGGATTTTTCATAATATTTTGAGCAGCAGCTAATCCAGCTAATTGAAATATATTCAAACTATCTTCTCCCCAAGTTACACTATTGGAATCATTCACTTCTTGTGGAATGGGTAATTCAATGTAATATTTTGTTATCTTATCTTGCTGAAGTCCTGGCAAACCATTCGCATTCGTCATTCTATCATGAGCGTTGCTATAATTTACATTGAAATCAGTTACTTTATACGCTGCTGTTCCTATATCATCTTTTTTCCTTGTTCCCTTAATCGCTCTTCCCCCTTGACTTCCATCATAACCTAGACCCTTATCATATTTTAATTCATCAAATGATACACCTAATCCCATTCCTGCTTTAGGTGGAGTATATTCTAAACACTTAATTAATAAAGTATCTCCTGTTTGTTCACTTGCATTTCTTTTTATTGGATAACTTAAGTACGAAGGACTTTTCTTAATAGGTTTAGTTTGATTAGTTTGATTTTGTTTATAATCTCCAACGGTGCCAGAGCTACCTAAAAATTTTGATTTTGCAGTTGTTTTTGGATCACCCTGCATCTTGCTTTTTAAAGCACCACTGTCTAATTGATATTGTCTATTTTCTTCAGGGTCTTCACGAAAAGAACCGAACGAACCATATTTTTTCTTTAACTCAGCTCTAGTTAACTGTCCATTTCTCTCTCTTCTATTTCTTGATGCGTTCGCTCTACGATTACTTGACATATCGACCTAATTTTTTAACTATTTAGTACGATTTTAACAAAAGGAATTGTTCTTAAATCCCTTAGTTCCATTTCATCCACTTGATATAACCCTCCTATGACTTCTTGATATGTATAATTTCTTACATCACCCCAGTGATAATTTAACCCTTTGAATCCCCAGTTATATACCCCTGTGACTGCGACAAGTGGATGTACATCGTAAGGTATACCTGGTGTCTTAGCTCTATAAGCAAACACATAATAATTACCAACTGATGGAACATTACTTCCTTCAGTCAGCACTCCTAATATTTCTGTCGCTAAATCATCAGCACTTTCAGTGCCGATAAGATTTTTCATTATAGGATCTATTCTACTCATATTCCTAATTCTTTTTCTGTAACTACTTTAAATACCCATTGACGATCTGCACAAAACTCTTTTGCCATTTTCCATTTTGCTTGATTTTTTGCATATTCATATGCTTCACGAATATAACCTTTTGTTTGTCTTTTTGGTTTCACTGGTGGTTTTGTTTGCTTTGCTGGTTTAACTTCAATTACATAATTTTTTATCTTCCCGTTAGTTTCTTTTACCTTCATGTAAAAGTCTGGAAAGTATCTATGCACTCGATTATCAATCGGAGAACGATAGGGTATTGCTATTTCCTCACTTGCCCACTCTAAAATATTTTGATTTTTATCACAATATACCATAAACTTTCTTTCCCAAAGTGACCTGTAAATAATATTAGTAGGATCACCTTTGTACTTTCTGGGAAATGAAGGATAGTATTTTCCCTTATAAGACATCTAAATAACTATACTATAGTTGTATTTAGAGTGCCAGCACCAAGACCAAAAAGAATATCGGATATATTACCAAAGATACAGAATGTAGCTCAGACATCTAATTATCTTGTTAAATTTGCTTTACCTAATAGTCCTCTTAAGTCCATGATGAGGAGGAAGGGTGTAAATGATAGATTTATAGTTGAAGATGCAGGTTTATTATGTTATAATGCTGTCTTACCTGGCAGTGCATTAGCAGCAGTTAATACTGTTGGTGATTATCAGGGTATGGTTGAGAGATTTGCACATACTCGTAATTTTACTCAAATAAATTTTGAGTTCTATGTTGATAATGAATATAAATCACTTAAATTCTTAGAGCATTGGATGGAATATGTAACTGGTGGTAACACTACGGATGTTTCTGCAGACACATATTACTTTCAATTAAATTATCCTGATGAATATAAATCAAATGATACTCGTGTTGTAAAATTTGAAAAAAATTATTCACAATTCATAGAATATAGGTTTGTAGGATTATTTCCCCTATCATTAAACTCAACTAGAATTCAATATGGTACTTCCCAAGTTCTTAAAGCAACAGCATCTTTTAGTTATGATCGATACATCGCTGGTGAATCATCATCATTATCAAGAGATTTAGGTAGAGCCTTTAATGATATTGGTGCTGCATTTGGAAACCCAAATAAGGATGGTGCTACATCTTATGGAGATAATGATAGATTTAATAGTTTGATGAGAGAGACGAGTAGAACTATGTTGAATTTTGATGGTTCTTCATTTAATTCATCTATGACTGGAACCATTAATCAAACAGTTCAAAATCTAGGAGGAGGAGAACTTGGTCGTGGATTTTATCCATAAAAAACCCCTATAAATAATGACACTGAAGTGCTTAGAATATTATGCCTTTACCAAAAATTGCAACCCCAACTTATGAGTTGGTATTACCTTCGTCAAATAGAAAAATAAAATATAGACCTTTTCTTGTCAAAGAGGAGAAAATTTTAATTCTTGCGATGGAGTCACAGGATAGTACACAGATTGCAAATGCAGTCAAAGATGTTATATCTCATTGTATCATATCAAGAGGTATAAAAGTTGACAAATTATCCACATTTGATATTGAATATTTGTTCTTAAACATTCGTGGTAAGTCTGTTGGAGAAGAAATTGAAGTGATGGTAACTTGCCCTGATGATGGGAAAACACAAGTTCCAAAGTCAATTAATATTGATTCAATAAAAGTTATTACAGATGAAAATCATTCAAGAGACATTAAATTGGACGATAATTATACTCTCAGGATGAAGTATCCATCTCTAATGGAGTTTATAAAAAATAATTTTGCTTCTGCTGAGATGGGTGTTGATGATACTTTTGATTTAATATCAAGTTGTATTGAACAGGTTTACTCTGAAGAGGAGTCTTGGACTTCTGAAGATTGTACTAAGAAAGAATTATCTCAATTCTTAGATCAATTGAATTCTAGTCAATTCAAAGAAATAGAAAAATTCTTTGAAACAATGCCAAAGTTATCTCATAAAGTTAAGGTAACAAATCCAAATACTAATGTTGAAAGTGAAATTGTTTTAGAGGGGCTACAGAATTTTTTCGGGTGAGTATGGCACACGAAGATCTTGAGTCATACTATAAATTGAATTTTGCATTGATGCAGCACCATAAATATAGCTTGACTGAGCTTGAAAATATGATTCCTTGGGAAAGGGAGATTTACGTATCATTATTACAACAACATGTTGAAGAAGAAAATCTAAAGGCAAAACAAGAAGCAAATGGATGAGGAACAAGGTTTAAGTTCACCGATAGCAGGAGGTATTAGAGCCGTAAGAAATACGGTATCTTCTAGTATCTTCACTGGTCGTGCTGTTCCACCACCAGCTCAACCTGACCCACAGACAACAAGTTTACTTAACCAAAATTCTTTAACTTTAACCTCAGTATCACAACAATTACAAAATATATCAGTTAGTTTAAGTTCGTTAAATTTTTCATTAGGTAATATTAAGGACAATTTAGCGGTAAGTGATTCATTAGCAAGACAAAGAGAAGCAGCAAAGCAAAATAGAGAGAGAATATTAGCAGAGCAGGGACTGAGAGAGGGAAAAGAAAGTGATATTGAAAAGAGAATTCAATTTGCCTTACTTTCTCCTGTTCGTAGAATCGCATCAAAAACTCAAGGAATATTATCGAGACTTACTAATTTCTTCTTTATATTAGCAGGAGGATGGTTGACAAGCACCATCATAGATATGATAAATGCTAATGCAGATGGAAATATAGATTTACTTAATAAGTTAAAAGGTAAGTTGACGACAGGTCTGATTGTTATAGGAGCGACTCTAACAGCTGTCACGCTTGGATTGAAGAAAATATTTGGATTGACCGCAATGCTGGCATCAAGGGCATTTAGGTTTGGTTTTAATAATATATTAAGAAGACCCTTTTCAGCAATAATTAAATTACTAACTGGACAAGTTGGAAAAGTTTTGGCGAAAGCTGGCATCAAGGGTGGAACAGCGTTAGGGATAGGTGGTGCGATAGCTTCTCTTCCTCTTGTTGGTGGAGTATATTCTTTTTTTGAAAGACAATTTAAAAAATTAGGCGAGGCATTTGGAATGAAACCATCTGCCTCTGGCACCGCTGCTGGTGCGACTGCTGGTGCGACTGCTGGAGCTGCAAAAACAGGATTACTAAGCAAAGCACTTGGTCCGTTTAGAAAAATATTTGGTGGTGTAAAAAGCACTTTTGCCATAGGTACTTTGTTTGATATATTTGTTGATGGTGTAAACCCTGTTGAGGCAATCAAAAATAATCTTGGTGGTATTATAGTCGCTGCGATAGCTGCTCCACTTGTAATATTTGCTGCTGGAAAAATTGCTGCAGCTTTAGGAGTAGGTTTAATAGCAACTAAAATAATAACATTTATATTAAGTACAATACCATTTGGAATAGGTAAAGCATTAGCTTCAAAAATAAAAATACCTGGATTTGGAAAGAAAAAGGAAGAAGAAACTGAAACTGAAGTGTCGGCAATAGAGTCCGAAACGAATACATTGGCGTTTGGAATGAATAGTCAATCAGGGTCTGATTCAGTTGATAATACTATGATTGCTTCAAATACAGATCAATCTGATTCTATTACTCCCATTAATTCCAAAAAAGAATTGAATGTCGCTGAAAATATATCAAACGTAGAGGAAGGTCAACCATCAGTGGTGAATATACCAATAGTAGGTGGTGATAGTGGAGGAGGTGGAGGTGGTGCTGCTCCTTCAGGACAGGTGGAGGAACCATCTAGTAAACTTCCATTCATAGCTTTTGATAATAACAATATACACACCAGCTTTGCTGTTTCTACGTTTGGAGCCTTTGCATAATGTCTTTAAAATCTAGAAGGGATGCACTACTTAAATCATCAATCAGTATAAAATCTATCAGAGATTCTGTACAAAAATTTAATAAGGGATTAGAGCGAGCAAAAAAGAATGCAGCTGAGATAGTTAAAAATACAAAAGAATCAAATTTATTTAAAAAATCACTCATATCTAAAGATAATAATTTTTTTAGAATAAGACGAGAGAATGTAAGAAGAAAAGCACGAGAGGATGAGATTGAAGCAGCGTCTCTTCAAGGTCCTGCTAAACAAAAAGGAAGCATTCTTGCTAAGAGCACGAGAGGTTTCTTAGGAAGATTATTAGATTTTGTTGGAATATTATTAATTGGATGGGCAGTTACAAACTTACCTAAAATTATAGCAGCTTTATCAGGAGTAATTAAATTAATAAGAAGAGTTGCGGGTATTCTAGGTGCTTTTATAAACACAATAAAAAATATAGTTGTTGGAATAGGTCAAGTTATATCTGATGCACTTTCAAAAATTCCTTCGTTTGACTATCAAAAAAATAAAAAAGGAATTGAGGAGAATCTTAATAGAGCAGGTGGAGGATTAGCGAAATTAGATGGGCAATTAGTTCAAACATCGAACGAATACACTAGTTTTGGTGATGAGATGGAAGAATTGCAAAAGGAATATGAAGATAAAAATGAAAATAATGAAGAAGGAAATACAAATAATCAACAAGATAATCTACAGGATAATCAAAGTGAAGAGGAAGGCATAAAGGCTCAACAAGAAAAGATATCTTTTGGTGTTGATAAATTAGAAACAAAAATTAAAAAAACAGATTCAGATCAAGGTGAAATAGATCAAGCAGGAAATGTTATGACACCTGCTAAATCAGAGTCAAGTGAAGATGAACAAATCGATCCAACAAAAAATATAAAACCAGTTCAAAAGACTGAAGAGATGCCAGAAGTGGAAATTAAACCACCTGAAGATGAAATTAATAAGGTAATTGATAAAAATCTTGACACATCTAAAGTTGATACGAAAAAAGCACTTGATGAAGAATCTTCAAAAAGAGTAGAAGGAACCAAGACTGACACTCCTGAAGTTGCACCTGATACTTCATCTACAGTCAGTGCTCCAAAACTTACAGATACAAAAAATCAATTAATTAACATCAAAAAAAATGTAAATGAAGAAGTTGCTAAAGTAACTGGTGAGTATGATACTGATTTTGAGGGTGGTGAAGGTGGTAGGAGAAAAGTTAATTTATCCTCTCTTTTAAAACCAACAAAAAAAGATGTAAATGTAAAATCTAAAAAGAAAAAAGGAAAAACTGTCTTTATAGTTGAAAAACCAATGCAATCATCTGGTTCGTCAACGATGGCCAGTGCTGGTTTAGGTAGTAAAAAATTTAACGCTCAAAAAGAAGTTCAACTTGAGCAAACATTAATGAATCTTCAAAGCGTATCCACTCTTAAGTACACGTAATGGCAGCAATAGATAAATCAGTATACGAAAAATTTATTATCGAATCTGTAGATGGAGAAAGAACTGCTGACATCTCTTCAGGTGTTGTTAGTTTTAATTATTACGAAAATTTATTTTCTCCCATGATTACTGCAAAAGCAATTGTTGTTAATACAGGTAATAGTATCAAAGGTAAAGATGGCAAAATGGAATCTTTATATAATGGATTTCCACTTCGAGGAGGTGAAAGAGTTGTCATAAAAATATCAGGTAATTCAAAAAATAATAAAGGACTTGACTTTTCAGAAACTCCAAGTAAATATCTATATGTTGGTTCGATAACTAATGTTATTATACAATCAGGTAAAGAAACATTCACTTTAAATTTAGTATCAAGAGAGGCTATTACAAATGAAACAGTAAGGGTGGGAAAGAGATTTCCATCATCACAAAAAATATCTGATAGTGTGGAGGATATATGTAAAAATTATTTGAATTCTGAGAAACTATATGACGTTGATGAAACCCAAAATCCCTATGGATTTATCGGAAACATGAAAAAACCTTTTACATTAATGACTTGGTTAGCTTCAAAATCTGTTCCCGCATCTGCATCAAAGGAGGATTCAACTGCAGGATATTTCTTTTTTGAAACGCAAAAGGGATTTAGATTTAAATCTATAGATCAATTAATAGATCAAACACCATTTCAAGAAAAATATGTGTTTACACCAGGCGTGGTAGATTATAAAGGAAAAGAAAATGATTTTAAAATATTAGAGTATTCTACATCTAAAAATCAAAATTTATTAGAAAATTTAGAGAGAGGTGCTTATTGCAGTCATCGAAAATATTTAAATCCTTTGACCTTCGAGTACACACCAGCACCACAAACAGTATTTAAACTAGAGGATTATTCTGGAAAAATAAAAAATTTAGGGGGAGATATTGATGTTACTTTACCTAGTTTAAATGATAAAGATAATCGTACGTTAGCCTCTGTACCAAGTAGATATATTACTGGTATTTTAGATATTGGTACATTAGAAAACGATGTATCAACAGATGAGAATGCAGACCCAACAAAAATACATTCTCAGGCTATGATGAGGTACAATATTTTATTTACGCAGTTGTTAGTAATGACTATACCATTAAATACTAACTTAGTAGCTGGTGATGTAATTGATTGTGTTTTTCCTAGATTAGATAGTGAAAAGAGAAAAGATATTGACCGTCATCAAAGTGGGCTATATATGATTAAGGAAGTAGTGCATTATTTTGATGCTACAGGGTCTTATACAAAACTTAAATTAGTAAGAGATACTTTTGGAGTTAGAGACAAATGATAGAAAATAATATTTTAAAAAGTAATTTTTTAGGACGAGATGGATTTAGATGGTGGGTTGGTCAGATTGCACCTGAGTCTGCTCAAGGAAAACAGATAAATGGTGCTGGTTGGGGTAATCGTGCCAAAGTTCGCATACTCGGATATCATCCTGACAATGATGTAGAATTAACAAATGAACAGTTACCTTGGGCACATGTATTACTTTCTCCCGAATCTGGTTCAGGTAGAGGAAATAAAAGTAAAACTGTAAGATTATTACCTGGTGATAACGTATTTGGTTTTTTCATGGATGGTGATGATGCTCAACAACCTGTAATCATTGGTGTTTTTGGAAATACTAAACAGGCAGCAAGTATCATCAGTGGAGAATATCAACAACCTTTTGCTCCTTTTACAGGTTATACAAGTAAAATAAAGAAAAGTGACTTCATGATAAAAAATGAAGTTGGTGATCAATCAGGAATCGAGGCTCAAAAGTCAGTTAGACATATTAGTAGTAAACAAGCAAAACAACTACAAGAAAAAACAGGTAAGATTGAAAGAGCTGCAAGCACCGCACTTGGAAAAGTTGTAAACTTTGCTGGTAATAATCAAAATACGCCAGTTAATAAAATAAAAAGTGAATTGGAAAACGCTGTTCAGGGATTTGATGTAGCAACAGCTAAAGAAAAAATGGGTTTAATTGAAAATGCTGCTAGAAAAATATCGGATGTATCTTCTGGTATTTCAGGAAGTATTTTAAATAAAACATTTGCAGACTTGGCACCAGATTTAAATAAGGGTTTACATAAATTATATAAAGACGTATATGGTAAAATACTACTAGCAACTCAAAATGGTGCAATTGCAAAGAAGGCTGCTAATTTAGCTCAAACCGCTATGGTGGGTCCTGTCAGGGCTCTTCAGAATTTTTTACCTTGTGCTGCCAAGAATATTACAGATAATTTATTTGGATCAATTCGTAATATACTTACAAGTTTTTTAGATAATGTTAAAAACTTTACTGATTGTATTGGTGATCAATTTGTAGGTGCAATATTCAATGATATTATAGGTAAAATTAATGATCAACTTGGTGGTTTGATGAAAGGGGTATCAAAAATATTTGACGGTGATTTAGTTGGAATGTTAAGATCTAAGGCAGAGGGTATACTCGGAATCGCTAATGCTTTTAATTGTGATTTACCAATTGCAGATTTAGGTTCAAAAACAAATCAGTGGGTATTAGGTAAAGGACCTAAAGGTAGTAAAACATTTAATCTTGAATCGGTTGCAGAGACTATACTTGCAACTGCTAATGCAGCACAATCACTTCAAGAGGCAGCTGCGAGTCCTGGTGGAATATTAGGTAATCTTGGTATATTTGATTTTATGAGACCCGATGTAAGCACACCAGGTTTTAGTAGTCAACTTAGTGATTGTTACACAGGACCACCACTAAATTGTTCAGGAATACAAGTCAACATCTTTGGTGGTGGAGGAGAAGGTGCTACTGGTAAGGCATTGTTAGGAGCGATTGTTGGTGATACATTTGCAGAGCAAACTGGAAGTCTACTAGGAATTAAAATGACCAATGGTGGATCTGGTTATCGAACTCCTCCTTTTGTAGAGATAGTTGATAATTGTGATCAAGGATTTGGTGCAGTAGCAAGAGCGGTTGTTGATTATGATCCTAAATCACCGACATATCAACAAGTTACTGACATTTATGTAGTAAGTCCAGGTGAATACTATCCTATAATTGAACCAGATGAAGGTGGTGATTATACTGTCGATCATGTTGTGGTTGTAAATCCTGGTGTGGATTATGTTCAGGACGATGTAATTACAGATGATAAAGGTAATGTTTATGAAAAATTCCTTGATGAGAGTGGACGTATATTAAATGTGATTCCACCTAATCCAGAAACTACAAATGTAGAATCTGTCACAGAATTACCAGAATTAAATATTGAATCTGAAACTGGATTTGGTGCAGTATTAAAAGCACAGATAGCACCAAGACCAGAATATCAAGGAGAAATTAAACAAGTGATAGACTGTGTATCTCCTCGTGACGGTATTGTTGGATATGTAAATGGTGAACCATATTACGGACCTTTCCACGTTCATCCGTCTACAGGAGTTAAAATGGTTGGTATAGCACACACAACTGCACCACACCCTATAATATATGATACTCCACAAGAAAGTAAAACTTTATCAGCAACGTTGTCAATGTCATCAACTACTCCAATGACAACTGTTTTTTCACCACGGGTACCAAGAAATGTTTCCAACACCACTACACCAAGTCAAACTACAACAAGTGCTCCTTCTCAAACTGGAACGACTGATACATCAAGTCAACAAGAGACTGGACAGAGTTACACTCCTCCTAATAATAACAATTCTGGTGGTGGCGGGTCTTCGGGAGCGAATGGGGGAGGCTCAGGATACTCAGGTTACTGATAAATATTAATAGGATACGAGAACTATGGCAACTCCGAACGCAGCAGAAAAAGGAAATTGGCAGAATAGAGAATATGAGTCTTTTGGTCCTCATTTCAGGATTGATACTGGAAATCCACAAACTGGATATAATGGAACAGTTGTTTATGATTTACTAGGATCTGGAAGTGATGGGAATAGTAGTTCTGTTGGAATGACTAATGGAGGATTGTATCATATTTACAATGATCAATGCATAGAAATAGTTGGTGGACAAAGAGTAGATGGTGGTGGAGTATGTGTCAATATTGTTGGTTCTTCTGGTGATGTTACCATAACTGCCATGAGTAGTGGCGATGTCAAGGTAACTGGTAGAAATATAATTCTAGATGCTGATAAGAATGTAGAAATAAAAGCTGGTGGAGATTTTAGAGTAAATGCTTCAAACTCAATAAACATGAGTTCAAATACATGTTATATTAAAGCTCCATATGGTAAGATAAGAGTACGTGAAGTTGGTTGGATGGGAGGAGTATTTAAGGGAACAAGTGTTTCCGAAAGTGTTTGGGGTGCATAATGTCTAGATTTGAATCAGGTAATGTTCCATATCCAGATTACGATGCTGCTGATGTAGATAATTTTAATCGTAAGGTTGAGTTTACTGATGATGTATTCATCTATGGAAAATTATATACTGAAATTGATGCAGGAGATATAACATTTGAAGACAATCAACCATTTAAAAGTATAACAATAAATGATAACTTTTTTGTAAGTGGTTTTTCAACTTTTATAGGTCCAGTTGATATTGATTATCTCACAGTTTATCAAAGACATAATGTTGGTGCTGGAGGAACTGTACTAGTAGCAATTTCATCAACATCAGATTTAGATGGACAAGTTGGTGGTCGAGTTGGTATTGGAAGCACACAACCAGATGCTAGATTTCAAGTCGGTGTTGGTGATACATCTTTCATTGTAAATGATTTAGGGTTAGTAGGTATTGGCACAACTCAACCTGATGCTAAATTTCAACTTGGAATAGGAACTCAATCTCTTGTAATATCTGGTGTAGGCACATTAGGAATTGGTACTACTAATCCAGGTGGAACGTTTACAGTTAATAATGCTGGATATGGTACATTAAGAGCGGATTTTGATGGAAGTATAAGAATTGCAAGAAATATTTACGACTCAGCTGGTTCTGTAGGTGCAAACGCAAACTTTATGAGTCGTGATGAACTTGGAATCAGATGGGTCTCATTTACTCCTGTTGAAACTGAGGGTGTATTTTTACAAAATGAAGGAACTTTTGTCCCTGCTGTTGGAGCAGCACAATCTTTTACAGTATTAAATTTTTCCCAAAGAAATAGTAATGGACAAGGCACTGATACGTTAGAAGCTACCGCACAAAATCCTAACTCTGTAACTGGTGTTGCAACGATATTCGTTGAAGATTTATGGGGTCATAATGGAACAGGAATAGATGCAGCGGTTTATAGACTATCGAGAGTTGGAATTAGAAATTCAAATCCATCATTTGATTTAGATGTATCGGGAACTGTTCATGCTACTGGTGCTGTTGATTTTGACTCCTCTTTAAATGTAGATGGTGGTGTTACATTTAACTCAGTATTAGATGTAGACGGTACAACTGTTTTTAATGATCTTTCTGATGCAAGTAACTCAAGCACAGGTGCAGTTCGTATAGCTGGTGGTTTAGGAGTTGGTAAAAAACTATTTGTTGGTGGTGACACAGCTATTTTAGGTCAAACTGAAAGTACAAGTAAAGATACTGGTTCCTTAATAGTAGATGGTGGAGTTGGTGTAGAAAAAAATATTAATATTGGTGGTGCTGCAGTTATAGCAGGTAGATTAGATGTAGATGATCAGACAGAATCAACAAGCGTCACCACTGGATCTGCTGTTATTGATGGTGGACTTGGATTAGCTGGCAATTTACATTCTGGTGGTAATGGTACGTTTGCTGGTAGATTAGATGTAGACGATCAGACACAATCAACCGATACATCTACGGGTGCTGCTGTAATTGATGGTGGTGTAGGAATATTGAAAAATTTAAATGTTGGACAAAATGTAAAAATAGAAGGTAATCTTGAATTAGATGCACAACTTACTGATTTCTTTAACAGTCAAGGAGTTGGTTCAGGTAGGACTGATTATCGTTTATCTTCATTTAACGTATCTGGTGTGGGAGTTGGAGTATCATGGAGACCATCTGGAGTTCAGACTAAGAGAACATTATGGGTATCTAAGAATGGTAGAGATTCTAATAGTGGTTTATTAGAGGGAGATTCAAAATACACTATAGCTGCTGCAGCTGCGATTGCACAAGAAGGAGATACTATTAAAGTCAGGTCAGGAGTTTACATAGAAAACAATCCAATTGGTCTGAGGACTGATGTTGCAATTACAGGTGAAGATTTAAGATTAGTAACAGTTGTTCCTACTAATACAAATAGAGATGTATTTCATGTAAGAAGAGGTTGTTTAATTGAGAATTTAAGTTTTGCTGGAGCCACAATAACAACTAATCATCCTCGATGTGGTGCTGTTGCGTTTCCACCAATACAAGCGAGTGTAGATGCTGGTTTAGATTTTCAGGCAGCTTCAGGTTTTACACCACTAGGACCTGCTGATGAGGGAAAAGATGGTAGATGGAGATCTCCATATGTAAGAAACTGTACTAACTTTATGACTGGTAGTATTGGTATGAAAATAAATGGAGACCATGCTAACGCTGCATTTACAGGAACTAACAATGGTGGTCAAGATTTAAAATCAATGGTGTGTGATTCTTTTACACAATATAATGAAGCTGGTATTGGTGTTTCAATATCTAATAATGGATATGCTCAGTTAGTCTCTATTTTCACAATTGGATGTGAAATAGGAATTGGAGTTTCTTCTGGAGGACAGTGTGATTTAACAAACTCTAATAGTTCTTTTGGTATAAAAGGTTTAGTGGCTGATGGTTTTGGAGATATTGAATTTACTGGAATTACAACTAACGGTCCAACAGACGCACAGGTAGATACTATTGTAACCGCAAATACTAAAGATGTTGATGGTAATATAAGAATACCTTTTGATGGACAAGGTGTATATTTCGTTCTTAATATGAATGACTATGATGATACTGTATCTACAGACACTATTTCAGATCCTTTACAAGTTATTAGATCAATTGAGGTTTTAAATGGTGGAAATGATGGTGATTACTCAGTTGGAGCTCCTCCTATCATTACCTTGAATGAAGGTCCTTTAGGTCCTGAATCAATTCTCCCAGAATTTTCACCAAATGTAAGTGCTGCTGGAACAATAACTTCTGTTGATGTTTTAAATAGTGGTCGTAATTTTTTACCAACACAAAACTTATCTGCAGTGATATCAAGTGGTAATGCAACCTTTAAAGTAAATACAGATCCAATTTTATTTACTGTTAGTGAGGCAACTGAATCAGCAGCAGTAACAGGAATTTCAACGATAACTTTTAATGAGTTTATACCATATCCAATATTTAATGACACTCAAGTTAAGATGGTAAGATTGAGTCGTATCATCACCAGTTCTCACTCATTTGAATACATCGGTGCTGGTACAGACATAAATACATCGAACCCATTCCAAGGTGGAAAACCGATACCTGAGAATGAAGTAATTGCTATTAATGGAGGTCAAGTTCCATTCACTAGCACAGATCAAAAAGGTAACTTTAGAATTGGTGATGGATTGACAATAGATCAGACAACATCAACAATTCGAGGTAGAGACTTCAACAGGGCAATCCAAGCACAACTTACACCACTGATATTAGCATTGAGATAATATGGCAATCGCACCAGTCAATAAATTTGTATCTATTGCAGTTCCTGTTTCACCAGGTCTGCAAAAACTTTATGAGGTTCCTACTGGTACATCTGCATTATTGTTGTATACACAAGTATCAAATGTAGGTATTGGTACAACGTATCCGACTGTTACATTCATTCAGAAGAGAACATCAAGAAGTACAGGCAATACAAGAGATATTAGAGTTATAAAAGACGCAGAGATACCTCCTAATGATGCAGTTATTTTGATTGATGGTAGATTAGTATTAGAAAAAACACCCTTGATATTAGATCAGATATATGTTCGAGGAAATCAAGATGGAGTTGGAATTATAACAAATGTTACTTACGATGAGCCGTCTGGTATTGCTACAGTATTTACTAAAACAAATCATAACTTTAGCGTAACTGATCCTATCACTCTGAGTGGTATTGCGTTTACTTGTTCAGGAAGCACAGGTATCACTACGACTATATTTCCAGATCCACAACAATCATATACAGTAGATACAGTCGCAGGTGTAAAAGAATTTTCTACAGTCGTAGGAAGTAGTAAAGGATATCCACATTTTTATAATTCAGCGATACATTATTTTGAAAGAGCAAGAGATAATGCTGTAACAGTCGTAAACAGTCAAGATGGTAATCCCTCAAATGGTACCAAATTTAATGTTATAAATGCAGTTTATAATGGCGGACCTGGTGCAAAAACTATTCATGGAGTCTTACTAAATGCAGGTGAAATAGTCCTTACTTTAAATACAAATCATAATTTACAGGATAATGATACAATATCAATCGCAGATAATTCATTAATATTTACTTGCACAATGGATAATCGTGCAACTGAACACGCATATCCTAGATCAACTGATCCTGCATCTACTAATACATCTAATTTAAATAATGGTGTTCTTAGTGTAAGTACTGCTGGTTTAAATGGAATACGTGTTAATGTTGGACCAAGTTTATCTGGTGGTTTCTTCGCACCACTTCAAATGGAACTAATTGCAAGTATTCTAGAGAACAGTACATCGTAATATGCCAAAGTATTTAAGTGGAAGACAAAAAAGAAGACCACAAGATAAATTAACTGATGACAGGTTTCAATATCTTGGATTAGATCAAGCTGAACCAAATCTTTCTGATCCTCTAGTTGGTCCTTCTGTTCCATCTGGTTCACAATATCAATTAGTAGCAGTGCCAGGTTTTCCTGGTAAAAGATTTTGGGTGCCTGTAGGTGGTGGTCTTGTACCAGGTGCAATTACGATATTTGATGAAGATAATCCAGTATCAGCAGCGAGTAGTGTAACTCAATTAAATTTTGTTGGTGCTGCTGTTACCGCAAATGTAAGTGTTCAAAATCCATCAGGACATCCTGGTATTGCTGCTACAATAACAGTCAATCCAGTAACTATAAGTGACACCCCACCTACAGGTGCTAGAAATGGTGAACTGTGGTGGGAAAGTGACAGTGGTGATTTATTTGTTTATTATGTTGATGCTGATAGTGCACAATGGGTTTTAGCAAATGCTGGTGGTAGAGGTGACACTGGTGAAAAAGGCACTAAGGGTGATATTGGACCTCAAGGTTTAACTGGAAGTACTGGTCAAAAAGGTGAGGTAGGTCAGAAAGGTGAAAAAGGTGCAGTCGAAGCACAAGGTAATAAAGGACAAAAAGGTGACACAGGAGCTACAGGTGCTAAAGGTCAGAAAGGTCTTGCTGGTGATGATGGTGCGGATGGTATCAAGGGTTTAAAAGGAGATGGATTTGCAGATAAAATATTTGAAGGAAATACTGAAGCAGAAGTAGTTGATACAGGATCAGATGGACATTTCAAAGTTACAACTGAGGGTACAGAGAGATTTCGTATTAATTCAACTGGTATATCAACTTTTACTAGCGACTTAAATGTTGATGGAGATCTTGATGTCGATGGATTTACTGAGCTAGACAATGTAAATATTGCGGAAACTCTAAATGTCGTTGGTGTTTCTACATTTAATTCTAATGTTCATTTACTTGATAATGACAGGATACAACTTGGAAATAATAAAAATGAATTACAGGTATATCATGATGGTCAAACGAGTATTATAAAGAGCAGTGAGGGAAATCTTAATTTACAAACTGTTAGTGGTGAGGTTATTTTAAGTAATTCTAATGGTGATGTTGGAGTATCATATAAACATCAAGATAGGGTATTACTTAAACATAATAATACAGACCGTTTTCAAACTACTTCAGACGGTGTTAAAATTTACGGTGGATTACAAGATAAGGATGGTGAACTAGGAACATCTGGACAGGTTTTATCTTCGACAGGGACAGAATTAAATTGGGTTGCAGCGACTTCAGGACCTCAAGGTTCTCAAGGACAGAAAGGAGAAAAAGGTCAGAAAGGTCAGAAAGGTCAGAAAGGAGACCAAGGTGCTCAAGGTGCTCAAGGTGCTCAAGGTCCTCAAGGAGATAAAGGTGCTACTGGTGCTCAAGGACCTCAAGGCACTCAAGGTGCTCAAGGTAACACTGGACCTCAAGGTGCTCAAGGTCCCCAAGGAGATAAGGGTGCAACAGGTCCACAAGGAGCTCAAGGACCAACTGGTCCTCAAGGTTCTCAAGGTGGTGGTGGAGATAAAGGTAACACAGGTGCACAAGGTCCTCAAGGTGCACAAGGTCCTCAAGGTGCACAAGGTCCTCAAGGTGCACAAGGACCAACAGGTCCTCAAGGTGTACCAGGTCCTCCTGGTCCATCGGGAACAGCTTCCATATTTAATAATGCAAATGATCGTGTTATAACTGGTTCTAATACTGCTGGTGCTTTAAATGCTGAACAAAATTTAACTTTTAATGGTTCAACTTTAGTAGTAACTGGAGACTTGAGTGTTTCGGGAACTATATCTGGAGCTTTAGCAGCTATACCTGCTGGAACAAGAATGTTATTTCAACAATCATCAGCACCATCAGGATGGACAAAAGAAACATCTCTGAATAATCGTGCATTAAGACTTGTAAGTGGAAACGTTAGTAATGGTGGTGGTAATTCATTTACAGGAGTTTTAAATAGCACAGTAACCACTGGTAATGGTTCAGTAGCTAGTCACACACTAACGACAAGTCAAATTCCATCACACTATCACCTTGCATTTAGGTCAGGTAATCATGGACAGTTACGAAACGGAACTAATATGAGTGCTAATAATTATCCTGGTTCTGGATCTGGTGCAGGTAATTTATATGAATCTTATAATATTAGTCGCAGTAACTCTGTACCAAATGTTGGTAGAACTTCATCCGTGGGTAGTAATTCGGGTCACAGTCACGGGTTTACAAATCCTAACTTTAACTTGAATGTTAACTATACTGATGTTATAATAGCAACAAAGAATTAATATGAAACTTGAACAGGGAAAATTTTGCCCTTTAATTGGTAAAGATTGTATTGGACTTCAATGTTCATGGTTTACTCAGATAAGAGGAACTCATCCTCAGACTGGTGAACCCGTTGATGAATGGGGGTGTGCTGTAACATGGATGCCTTTGTTAATGCTTGAAAATTCTCAACAACAAAGGCAAACTGGTGCTGCTGTCGAATCATTTAGAAATGAAACATTGAATAGATTGTCACAAACAATTAATATGAGAACAATCGAGGAACCAATAAAAAAATTAGAAGGAGACATTGATCTTTAATTATGTTTGAACAAACTGTTAATCCACCTCAAGTCTTTTTAAAAGAAGACTTTATAGGTGTGTGGGATAATGTTATATTAGATGATTTTAATAATCATGTGATTAAAATGTTAGATGAGTCAACTCAAATTGTTCCAAGAAGTAATACTAGTGTAAAAGACTCTCAATTAGATATCGCTGCGTTTAATCCACTTATTTCTGATCATATCATGACAGGAGTAAGAGCTTGTTTAGAAATTTATTTTGAATGGTTTCCATTTCTTAAAAATTTTAATTATCATAGTACAACTTGCTTATTACAAAAAACGATACCAACTGAGGGATATCATGATTGGCATTCAGAATCAAATAATATTGCCTGTGCTCATAGAACATTAGTTTGGTCAGTGTATTTTAACGATGTAGAAGAGGGTGGAGAGACAGAATTTTTATATCAGAAACAAAAAATTAAACCAAAAGCAGGTAGAGTAATTATATTTCCTGGTTCATTCACACATTTGCATAGAGGTAATCCACCTTATAGTGCAAAATATATTGCGACTGGTTGGTTAGCGAGTAATAACTTTGGGGAAACTAATCTTATAATATAAATATCTAGAAATATTGATAACATGGAAGAGACTGATTACGCTACAGTAAAAACTTGGTTTGGTACTGATTACATAGGAGCTCTTCGACATTTACGAGACATACTCTTAAGAGAGAGTGACTGGACACAATTCACAGACTCTCCTCTCTCAGATTCCAAAAAGAATGAGTGGAAAACATATCGTCAGAGTCTTAGAGATTTACCTGCAAATGAGTCTGATCCAGAAAATGCAACCTTTCCAACAAAACCATCTTAGATAGATATATAAATATATTATATTGCATAATTCGTAACAAATGTCGTTGAACGATATATCACAAGTTAATGGTCCTGGTATTCATACAGAGTCACATATAGTTAGTGAAGATATCACTCTAACTGGAATAGCGACTGCATCAAATTTTAAAACGGGAACAAGTAACGTACATAATGTTGGTATTGAAATTGCAGGAATAAATGTTTTAGGTGCAGATACACCAATAGGTCATGGTGCGACAATTTATAATTCAGGTGCAGCAGTATTTGCTGGTGTAGTTACAGCATCTACCTTCAGCGGTCCAATTGTCGCAGGAGCAGGTGTAAGTGATCTTTCAGCTGGTATTACAACAGTATCTAAGTTACATGTTGGTGGTGCTACGACTTTTGGAGAAGATTTAGTTGTAACTGGCGATGCAAGAGTAACGGGTATATTAACAATTGGTACGGGTTCAATTACAATTGATCCTTCTGATGATTCATTAAGTCTTGGAGAAACAAAATTTAAGAGAGATAGTAGTAGTGGTGACTTAGAAGTTGTAGATAAGTCAGGAACTAGAAAGGGTATAAGAGCAAACGAATTATATATTGGTGGTAATCGAGTACTTGACTCAAATAGAAATGCGAAGTCAGGATTAAAAATACCAGCACAATTAATTACATCAGGAAGACTTGATGCTGCAAGATTACCTCTAACTGCTGATTTTAATTCAGTTAATATTTCTGGTGACATGACTGTTGCTGGTAAATTAACATATGAAGATGTAGCAAACGTAGATGCGATAGGTGTTGTTACTGGTCGTGCTGGATTCCATGCTTCTGGTGGAACATTTAGAGGAAGTGGACAAGGATTAACAGGTGTAAGTAATAATTTTGTTTCCGCTGTAGGTATTCAATCTGAAGGACTAGTTGTTGGAACTGGTATAACAAATTTAAGATTTGTTGGTACAGGTAACTCTATTACAGTAAATGGTGATACTGCACATATCAAACTTGCAGGTGATACAGGTCAAAAAGGACAAAAGGGTGAGATTGGCGAAAAAGGACAGAAGGGTCAAAAAGGTGATAAGGGTCAGAAGGGAGAAAAAGGTCAAAAAGGTGATAAGGGTCAGAAGGGTGAGATAGGACAAAAAGGAAATATAGGAGACGTAGAAGCAAAAGGAAATAAAGGTCAAAAAGGTGAAGTTGGTGCAGATGGAAACAATGCGACTGGAACGAAAGGACAAAAAGGTGAA